AGGAAACTGTATCAATTAGCCTCTAATCTCGCAGCGGTTTTCTAGAAAGTTTCCGAAAAAAAACTTTCATTTTTTACTTGACAAATACAATAAAATGTGCTATAATATAATAGTAAGACATGAGAGATGAAAAACTCAACAAACATAAAGAGGTTACTGACTTGGTCCGGTGAAAAAGTCAAAAAAAACTTAAGACATTTCAATTTATAAGGAGGAAATATGTCAAAATCTGTAACTATCTATAATGGAACTTTCCGTAAACTTAACGGTCAATCCCGAACAATGCGATTTATTCGCAAAAACGATCTACCAACCTCCATGGTAAATGAGAGTACGATCAGTACACTCGAAGGAAAAACTGGCAACGAAGTTGTCTATGATGTTGATAAACGCGGCTTCCGCCAATTCAACTGGAATACTGCTGAGGGTCAAGTGACCGAAACAGCAACTCGATTTGAGTTCTAGTCTAAACTAAAAACTGAATGGTTTGGGGGTTATCCATAAAACCCCCTATTTTATTGGAGGAAAAATGTGTTGCGGATGCAAAGACTACGAAGGTCGTCTGAAAAATTACTATCTTTCGTATCAAGAAGCATATGATAATAAACTATGGGTGGAAAAACAATTTAGAAGAAGCCTTAGGATTTATCAATGTGCAAAAGGCTATTACCACTTAACTTCTGTGTAAAAAAACTTGACAACACATTGAAAATATGTTATAATAATAATGGGAGTAAGATTAAAACTCTGCTTACCTTAGTCCGAGATGACAATAAACATCGCCTAACAAATGGAGAAAATAACATGGCACTTAATATAGACTTAATGAGACAGAAACTCAATAACTCACAAAACAAAAATGCTGGTAAAAACAGCGGCACAAAATGGAGACCACAAGAAGGAGATCAGACAATTCGTATCCTTCCAACCAGAGATGGCGACCCGTTCAAGGAATTCCACTTTCACTATAATGTAGGTAAAAATCCTGGAATTTTGTGCCCAAAGAAAAATTATGGAGAACATTGTCCAATCTGTGACTTTGCCTCTACCCTTTGGCGAGATGGAGTTGATAATAACTCTGATCAAACTAAAAATGCTGCAAAGAAACTCTTTGCTCGTAAGCGTTACTATTCCCCTATTCTTATCCGTGGTCAAGAGACCGAAGGTGTTAAAATTTGGGCTTATGGTAAGATGGCTTACGAAACCCTCCTCGGTTATGTACTTGATCCAGATTATGGAGACATTACAGCCAAGGATAGCGGAACTGACTTGGTTTTATCCTACACAGTTCCCGGTACTCCCGGGTCTTTCCCAAAGACCCAACTTAAGCCTCGTCGCCGACCCTCCGTACTGTGCGATGATGCGATTGCTGACTGCGATGCGTTAATTGATAGTGTGCCCGACATCGAAGCACAATTTAATAGACTGTCATCAGAAGAAATTCAAGCTCTGTTGGACGACTATCTATCTACGGATTCCTCCTCCGAAATGTCCTCCTCAGAAACTGCTAAATACGGCAGTTCCGTAGATAAAAAACTTAACGACTTTTTAGGTTAGCAATTGGTCTTCGGGCGGACCTTAAACGCCCCCCTTTTTTTTATTGGAGAACCACATGGCAAAAGCAGGAAAAATCAACCTCAAAGAAATGCAAAAAATGATCAACAAGAAAACTGGTCTAAAAGTTGCTCACAACTTAAACGAAAATAACCCTACCATCGTAAAACAATGGATACCCACAGGATCAAGATGGCTTGACTCTATTATTTGTAGAGGAAAGTATGGTGGAATTCCTGTCGGAAAGATTACCGAGATTGCTGGACTATCTGGTGCTGGTAAGTCATTCATGGCTGCACAAATAGCTGGTAATGCTCAAAAGATGGGACTGTTTCCTGTCTATTTCGACGCAGAGTCTGCGATTGACCCAATGTTTTTGGAACAAGCCGGTATCGACACAGATAATCTGATGTACATTCAAGCCGTATCTGTCGAAAAGGTTTTGGAAACAATTGAAGCCCTTATCGATCAATATCCGGATAATCAATTTCTGTTTATCTGGGACTCAATAGCCGCAACAAGCTCAGAAAAAGAATTAGAGTCTGACTTTAATCCTCAATCGACAATGTCTGTTAAACCAAGAATTTTTGGTAAAGCTTTTCCCAAATTAACTATTCCACTGGCGGATGGCCAACACAGTTTGCTTTTGATAAATCAATTGAAAACAAACATAGATACCAAAAATCCAATGGCGGCATTGATAGAGCCATGGATTGCTCCCGGTGGAAAAGCAATTGAATACTTCTGCTCTTTGCGTATTTGGCTTACAAAGCGCAAGTCAAAAGCATCTTATGTCCAGGATAATACTGGCCTCAGAATAGGGTCGGAAGTAAAGTGCAAACTCCAGAAGTCTCGCTTTGGAACAGAAGGGCGCGAATGTACATTCAAAATCCTTTGGTCTGGAACATCTGCTATTCAAGATGAAGAATCTTGGTTAACAGCACTTAAGGCATCAAAAACAGAAAGGCTTAAATTATCTGGTGCTTGGTACACTCTAGTCCATAAAGATGGAAAAGAAACCAAGTTTCAAGGAAAACAATGGTTAGCAAAACTCGGAGATCCCGACTTCAGAAAAACAGTGATTGAAATAATGGACGAAGAGATTGTAAAGAAGTTTGAAACCGAAGGTAAAAATTTTAGTGTGAGTGAAAACGATTAGTTTTCATGTTTCTCCTGGCGGTGAGTTGTGGTTGGCTCACCGCCTTTTTTTTACCTTTTTATTTGACAAACACAACCAATACGTTATATTATAATCATGGAGGACAAAATGGTTTTTATTTATACACTTATCGCTTTCGCAGCAATGGCAACGACATCTTTTATTATTTTAAAGATGACCGGAGCAATCAAATGAAAAACGCAAAATTATGGTTACTGATAGACTCAGTGCTAACAAAAATGTTACATGCTCAATATTGGGCAACTTCTTTAGATCCCTACAAGCAAGACATAGATCAGGCTGTTGTTAATTTAAAGGAGGCTAAAAGAAAACTTGAGGAAGAAAAATGAGCAAATGCCCGTACAAGAACTTTAAAAGTAAAATTGCAAAATTTATTGATGTTTTACGAGAACCAAGAGAAGAGTATGGTGGTCTACCAGCATGTCCTTTTGTCGGCCCAGAAGTAGACAAAAACAAGCTGATGATTGAACTTTTTGATCCCACGGAGAACAACATTGTTGAGATGATTAATAAATTTGCAGAATCTGAATATGACAGTGCCTTATTTGCTCAGGTAACGGAGGAGCAAATCAGCAGCGATGAAACATTTGAATATCAAAGCTTCATCAATAGACAAATAAAGAAAGCGGGATACAAAAATTTAAAGTGTATTTGTTTTAATCCAAATGATGATGTCGGTATTGATGGTCTTAACATAAGATCTCATGCGCCTTATTTTTTGATAAACATCGCAGACAAATCTATTTTAAGCACAGCTCACAAAAAACTATTAAACACAAAATACTTTGACAGGATGAATAAACAATACCTAGATTATCTTCATGTTAAGGAGGAGCAACTAAGGAAAGGAAATGACAAAAATAAAGATTCGAAAAAAGACAATTGAAGTTGATCACGAAATGGCTATCACATTAGCTGCGGATGCAATTTCAAGCCTTGTAAGTCTTGTCTACTACAGAATAACAGATCTTACATCTAGAATTGACTACATTCAATTCAAAAAAAAATCAATCGTTGTAAAATTTAAGGAGGAGTTATGAAAAAAGTTATGATTATTGATGGTCTCAACATGTTCTTGAGATCATACATTGTGGTGCCATCAATGGACAAACATGGCGCACCAAACGGAGGAACCTATGGTTTTATGAAGTCCCTCCAAAAGATTTGCGCCATGTTTCAGCCAGATGAGATTATTGTCTGCTGGGATGGTGCCGGAGGTTCACAAAAGAGAAAAGAGATAGACAAAAATTACAAGGCAGGTCGAAAACCTGTCCGTTTCAATAGAAGACTTATTGATCTATCGCCAGAAGAGAGCGATAAAAATAAATACAATCAACAACTACGTTTAATGGAATATCTCAACGACCTTCCAGTTATTCAGACAATGATTGATTACATTGAAGCAGACGACGTAATCTCCTATGTCGTACAGCATGAAAAATACGCTGAATGGGAGAAGGTGATAGTATCCTCAGATAAGGATTTTTACCAGCTAATTTCGGACAAAACGAAGCTGTATCGTCCGATACAAGACGACTTGGTGGATTACCCTAGCCTCATAGAAAACTTTAAAATTCATCCCAAAAATTTCGCATTAGCGAGAAGTTTAGTTGGAGATAAATCCGACAATCTTCCGGGAGTTCCAAGAGTGGGACTAAAGACAGTTGCTGGTAAATTTCCTTTCTTAAAGGAGTCAAAACAGTATGAAGTTGAGGATGTAATGAGTCACTGCGAAGGTTTAGAAAGAATGCTTAAAGTTCATGAGAATATTTTGGAACATTCCCAACTTGTTGAGAAGAATTATAAGATAATGCAACTATATAGTCCATCGATCTCTTATCTGCACCAAAGACAAATTAATTTTTCTTTGGAAGAGTTTGAGCCAAAACTAGAAAAACTAGAATTGACCAAAAAACTCCACTACGACGGCATTAGTGCAGGTGGCTTCAATGTATTATTCAATTGTGTAAAAAAAATAACTTTATAAAAAATAAAACTTGACAGACTTTTGGGAGTCTGTTATATTACTTATAACATCGGAGGAAGTTATGAATAAACAAGCGGAAACGTTTCAGAGGTTTGGCAAAGCCTTTCAAGAAAAATTTTGTCATTTGATGCTGTCGGATAGACCGTTTTGTGATCAAGTCGCAGAGGTTTTGAATGTGGAGTTCTTAGATTATGAATATCTAAGGGTTTTTGTGCAAATCTTAATAGATCACCGATCCAAGTATAAGGTCCACCCATCTTACGAGATTATGGAGTCTAGAATAAGAACGGATTGCAACAATTATTCAAAAGCACTTAAAACTTTGCTTCTGCAGTTCTATGCCTCAATCTTATCAACAGATCGTATCGAAAACGCAGAGTACATCAAGGACAGTTCAATTGACTTCTGCAGAAAGCAAGTTCTCAAAGGTGCGATGATGAAATCAGTTAAGCTTATTAAATCTTCTTCTTTTGATGAGATTTCAAAAGTTATCGAAGAAGCGCTTAAATTAGGAACAGACAATAATTTTGGTCATGATTTTATCAAAGACTTTGAAGAAAGATACACAATCAAGGCAAGAGATCCGGTCTCAACTGGTTTTGAGCGAATTGATGAGATTTGTAAAGGCGGACTTGGCAAAAGTGAATTAGGTGTCGTTATTGCTCCAACAGGTGCTGGTAAATCAATGGTTTTGGTTCACTTGGGTGCCGAAGCATTAAAGCAGGGAAAAACTGTTGTTCATTATACTATGGAACTTCAAGACACTGTTGTGGGAAACCGCTATGATTCGTGTATCTCTGGTGTGCATTTGGGAGATTTATTTCACAATAAAAAAGAAGTTCTTTACAAGATCAAAGATGTTCCCGGGCAACTAATTATCAAGGAGTATCCAACAAAATCTGCTTCCACTGAGACAATCAAACAACACATTGAGCGTCTTAAAAAGAGAAACATAGAGCCGGACATGGTAATTGTTGATTATGCTGACTTGCTGCGTCCAACTCGTACATCAGCCGAAAAGCGTTTTGACTTAGAGAACACTTATGAAGAAATGCGAGCAATTGCTCAAATTTACAAATGCCCAGTGTGGACTGCTTCTCAAACTAACCGTTCTGGTTTAAATGCAGAAGTTATTACAATGGAGGCTATTTCAGAGGCATTCAACAAATGCTTTGTGGCAGATTTTATCTGTTCTCTTTCTAGAACTGTTCAAGATAAACAAGCCAATAAAGGCAGAATGTTTATAGCAAAAAACAGAAACGGACCAGATGGAATTATTTTCCCAGCTTTTGTTGATTGGTCGAATGTAAACATCAAGGTTTTGAAAAGTGAAAGTGGAGAATCTATAGCTGATGTTATTAAAGATTCAAGTACAAATACTTTGGATTTCTTGAAAGATAAATATAAAAACATAAAAAAATGAGGATTAGAAAATGTTAAAATTAAAAGATGTTAGTGTGAGAAAGTTTAGACTTTCTGAACAATTTATGGCGCCCTACAAGGATCAAAAGGTTCCTTGGGGGCCTGTTGGTTATGTGACCTTCAAACGGACTTATGCTCGCCGTTTAGCAGAGTTTGAAGAAGGAGCAGAAGGCACAGAAGAGTGGTGGCAAACATGTCGCCGAGTTATTGAGGGAATGTTTGATATTCAAAAACGACATGCCTTTATGATTGGTATTGAGTGGAATGATGCTAAAGCACAGAAAACTGCTAAGGAAGCGTATGATCGTCTATTCAATCTTAAGTGGACACCACCAGGCCGTGGGCTTTGGATGATGGGCACAGAATTCATTATGGAGAGAACAGGAGCGGGTCTTTTTAATTGTGCTTTCCGCTCTACAAAAGACATAGCTAGTAAAGGTGGCTATCTATTTGCTTGGATGATGGATGCTCTTATGGTTGGTATCGGTGTAGGCTTCGATACTCTTGGTGCTAAATCTTTTACCGTCAAAGAACCACAGTGGACAAATGACATACTAGTTATCGAGGATTCGCGAGAAGGGTGGGTTAACAGTGTACATGTTTTATTGGATGGTTTTATCCTTGGCAAAAAAGTTCCCAAATTTGATTACTCTGCAATTCGTGGCAAAGGTGAACCAATTCGTGGTTTCGGCGGAACTTCAAGTGGGCCTGATCCACTCATTGAGTTGCATAATAATCTAGGAGAACTGCTTGGGCCAAAAATAGGAGAGCAGATCGAGTCGGTTGACATTGTTGATATTGAGAACCTTATTGGTCGTTGCGTTGTTGCTGGCAATGTACGTCGCTCTGCTGCCCTGGCTATTGGACAGTTCGATGACAAAGAATATCTTTCAATGAAGAATGATAAGGAAAAACTTTATCATCATCGTTGGGGATCAAACAACTCTTTTGAAGCTAAAGTTGGGATGGATTACACTTGGCATGCCGAGCAATCTCAAATCAATGGAGAGCCGGGTTACATTTGGTTAGAAAATGCCCGTAATTACGGAAGAATGAAGGACGGAAAGAAGACTGACGACATGAAGGTTATGGGGTTCAACCCTTGCGTTGAACAACAACTTGAAGACGCAGAACTTTGCTGTTTAGTGGAAACTTTTCCTGCTAAGCATGACACTTACGAAGACTATCTGAGAACACTTGAGATAGCCTACATGTATGGAAAGACTGTGACCTTGATCAACACTCACTGGCCTGAGACAAATGCAATTATGTTGAAGAACCGAAGAATTGGTTTATCTCAATCTGGTGTAGTTCAAGCCTTTAACAAGTTTGGAAGACGTCAAATGCTTAAGTGGTGTAATAAAGCCTACAAACATGTCGGAGAACTCGACAAAGAATACTCAGACTGGCTCTGTGTTCCTCGTTCAGTAAGAATGACCTCCATCAAACCTTCTGGAACAGTTTCTCTTCTCAATGGATCAACTCCGGGAATTCATTATCCAGAAGATGAATATTACATCAGACGAATTCGCTTTGCTTCAACTTCGGATTTGCTTCCGGCACTTGAAGCGGCTGGTTATAAGATTGAAAAAGATTCTTACTCGCCTAATACAATGTGCGTGGAATTTCCAGTTCATGAGCCTTTGTTCAAGAAAGGTAAACGAGACATCTCAATGTGGGAGCAATTAGAAATTGCAGCACAATATCAATATTACTGGGCGGATAATTCTGTTTCGATTACTGTGACGTTCCACCCGGACGAAGCAGATCAGATTAAAGATGCTTTGGAAATGTATGAGGCGAGATTGAAAGCGGTATCTTTTCTTAGATATCAAGAGACCGGCTACGAACAGGCTCCT